CTGGCCGTCTATTATCTCAACCAGGAAGGCGTTGCCAGCCCCACCGACACCCAGATTTACAACAAGATGATGGCCGTGGTGCTCGTGGCTGCCACGTCTTACGGCGGCGACTTCTCGAACTTTCGCCGGGAGGCGAGCTACCGGGTGGGGATGTCCTAATGGGTTTCCTCGACACCATCCTAGCTAAGTTCCGTTCGGCACCCGTCGACCGTTACGAGGGCGCCTCGAACTCGATTCGCCGATCCTTCCTCGACACATCGTACACCTCGGTGAGGTTCGATGTCACCAGCTCGACCCGGCAGCAGATCGTCCGAAAGTCCCGGTTCTTCGAGCAGAATAACGCGGTGATGAACCGCTTGGGTGACCTGTTCGAGAACTACACGGTCGGCAGCAACTTCAGCGTGCAGCCGGCTTCCTCGGATCCGGAATGGAATCTCAAGGCCAAGAAATGGTGGGATATCTGGTGCAGATATCCGGACATCGGATCCCGGCAGTCTTTCGGCACCCTGATGTCATTGGCTTCCCGCGGCTGGTTCTACGACGGCGAATCTTTTATCTTGCTCACTAAGGGCGAAACCGGCCGGCCCCGCCTGCAGCTCATCGAGCCGCAGCAGGTTTCCACCCCTACCGGGCAGGAGAATCAACCGGACATCTTCGACGGTGTGCGGTTCGATACTCGCACCGGTCGGGCTCTCAGTTACTTCGTCGGCCAGGAGCAGCAACAGGGACAGCTCGCCGACATTCGCTCGATCTCATCCGACTCAATCATTCACATCTACGAGGCCCAACGTGCCGGCCAGCTCCGCGGTCTGCCGTTCGTGGCTTGTGTGATCAACGACCTTCACGACCTAGACGATCTCCAAAAGCTGGAGATGGAATCCTGTAAGCTGGCCTCCAGTGTGGCCCAGGTGATCAAGACCAGCTCCGGGGAAGTTCAGGCCACCAGCCTGCGCTCAGGTGTGGCCGGTTCTCAAGGCACCGCCCAGAACTACTACGAAAACGTGTTTGGTTCCTCGGTGAAGGTGCTGAAATCCGGCGACGAGTTCGAGCAGTTCCAAGCCGACCGCCCCAACGTCAACATGCGCGAATACTGGCGCAACCTGACCGAGAAGGTGTGCGCCGGCGTCGGCATCCCATACATCTTGGTTTTTCCCGAGGGAATGCAGGGGACCGTCTACCGCGGCGCCCTCGATATGTCGTCGGTGTGGTTCCGGAGCCGCCACCAGGTGATGGCATCGGCCGCCCGACGTATCTGGGAACACGTCATGGAGTACGCCATCCGGGTGGATCCCAGCCTGCGCGACTCTCCAGACGACTGGTACGAGGTGGCCATCCAGGCGCCGCGGGCTCCGAATGTCGACGTCGGCCGCAACTCTGCCGCACAACTGGCCGAGCTGGAAGCCGGTGTAACCACCTTCGACGAGATCTATGGCGCCCGCGGTATCGACTGGCGCTCCGCCTTGGAGTCGAAGGCACAACAGGCCAAATACATTCAAGACCTGGCCGGAAAGTACGGCATCGACGTTTCGCAAATCTCGACCGCCCAGAAGCAGCCGATTGCACCTGAACCAGCCGACATGGCCATGCAGGAAAACCCGTCGGGCACTATGCCTGAACAAATCCCGGCCGAGCCCATCCAAGAGGTTGTTGCCGTGGCAGGCCCGAAGAAACGCAAACCTAGGGCCAAGAAAACCGAATGACTAAAGTAACCAACTGGCTTTCCTACCAGCCGCGGGCCTCGGCCATGGAGCCCGCCACCATCCAGATCTTCGACCAAATCGGTGAGGACTGGTTCGGCGGATCCGGTGTGTCGGCCAAGGCCTTCAGCCAAACCCTGCAGGACGTCGGCCAAGGCCCCCTTGTGGTCGAGATCAACAGCCCCGGCGGCAACGTCTGGGATGGTTTGTCGATCTACAATATGCTCCGAGGCCGTCAGGCGCCCGTCACCACCCGGGTGGTCGGCATCGCGGCCTCGATTGCTTCAATCATCGCCCTGGCCGGCGATACGGTTGAGATGGCCGAAGCGTCTCTGTTCATGATTCACGACCCCTCCGGAATGGTGGCAGGCACCTCGGAGGATATGCGGAAGATGGCCGACGCCTTGGACCAACACGCCGAGGTTCTAGCTTCGATCTACGCCAAGGCCACCGGAAAACCGACTTCGCAGATCCGGGCAGCCATGAAGGCCGAAACTTGGTTTACCGCCCAGGAAGCCATCCAGTTTGGACTGGCTCAACGCTCGACCGAGCAGCTCGCCATGGCAGCCTGCTGGCATCCTCGGGCCGTCACCAAGACCGCTCCGGAGACCGTCCGAAACAACCTCCGCCGCGGCCTTGAGCAGTATGCCGAAGGTCTCGCCGGTGATGGCCTTGAGAAGCAGACCGTCCTAGAGGCCGAGGCCTTGGTGGCCGGTGAAGCCCCTAACGAGGCCAAGATCCAGAAGGCGAACGCATGGTGGGCGCGCAATGAGCGCTTCCTTGAAGCCGAGCCCAACAGCCCGGCAGACGTGTCAGCCAATCTGTGGGGCGGCGCCGCCGGCCGTGACTGGTTCAAGGCCCTCTATGCCCAGCTCGAAATCGAGGAAGGCGAAACACCGGATGAATCTCCGGACGATACACTTTCTACGGCAGGCACTTCCGCCTCCGAAGATGGCGCGACAACCGCGCCGACATCACAGCAGACACCACACAACATGACTGAATCCAACACCGTGGTGGCGGCCGCTCCTAGTGCGCCGACCGCCCTCGACATCGACGCCATCGTCGCCAAGGCCGTTGCCGCTGCCATCAGCGCCAAGACCATCACCGCCGCCCCGGCTCCGGAGCCCATCGCCCCGGTTCGCATCGAGAACCTCGGCAACCCGTTGCTTGAGGCTCACAAGAAGATGCAGGCCGGTGCCGACCGCCGCTCCTGGTTGATCTCCAACCACAGCGAGCTGTTGCGCCAGAGCCAGATTCACGCTCCGCAGAACGCCAACACGTTCGCCTCTGGCCTCGTGGTTGATTACCTTGCGGACGCCGTGATCACCGTCGCTGCGAACCGCTTGGCGCTGGTCTCCGCGTTCAGCCGCAATGTCGGCCTGGACAACTTGCGCCCCCGCGCCACCGTGCAGGTGAAGAAGTACACCACCGGCACCGCGGCCCAGACCAACCCGACCTCCTGGGAGACCAACAACGACAGCACGCTGGCTGCCACCGCGGTCACTGTGAACCAGATCTCGAAGAACTTCACCGTGACGCAGCAGGAGCTCAACCAGGGCTTTAGCCTCGCCGACTTGGCCGCTGGCTCTGCTGACCTGTTTGCCTACGGCATCAGCGACGTCCTGACCGCTCTGATGGTCACCGGCAACTACGGCACCGTGACCGGCATCGGCTCGGCTGCGAACTTCGACTCCTCCGACCTCCCGGCGATCCTCGCCCTGGCGAAGAACTACCGCAGCAAGAACCTGATCTTGGACGGCGGCCACCTGGCCCGCATCCAATTCTCCGGTCAGAGCACCGCCTCCGCCGGCACCGTGGCCATGCCCGACAGCCGATTCGGCCCGTTGAACAACGGCCGGTTCGGATTCGATGTGATCGCCGAGAACAACCGCTGGACCTCGGCCGAGACCAACACGGTCGGCTTTGTTTGCGGCCCTGACTCCATCGCCATCGCTTCCGGCCTCCCGGTCGGAATGATCGCCGGCGAGTTCATCGAGCAGCGCACGGTCACCACGGCCAACGGCCTCTCCGCCCTGTTGTCGGTGTGGTACAGCCGCGCCAGCCGCTCGCACATGGCGTCGTACGACATCATGTTCGGCGCCGCGGCTGCGGACACCACGCAGGCCGAGATCCTGACCACCGCCTAAGGCTGAGTCATGAGAATCGCAACAACCATTGCGGTGGACAAGGCAGGCAAATCGAAGATTGTCGCCGGTCCCGAAGTCGATGCAGCCGCCCAGCGCAGCGACTTCAACACCGCGAAGATTGCAGAGGGCTCGAAGCTCATCCTGTGGATACAGGGAGCCTTAGCACCGAAAGTTCGTAAGGGTTAACCTAATATTGGGGAGGCTGCTGGAAATCTCCGGTGGCCTCCCCTCTAACCGAAAAACAAAATGGCCGTTCAAGCAGACATCGCAACCGAGTACAGCATGGGACGAGAGGGCTTCTCGTTGGTTACCAGCACTGCCGCACAATCTGGTGCGTGGTCTGGTTTGATTCCCACGGAACCCACCGTTTTCACTTCCATCACCGGACTCGGTATTTCCGGCACTTGGACCTCCAAGACGATTCCCGCTGGCTTCCCGTTGGTTGGCAACATCACCGGATTCCAAATCTCCAGCGGCTCTGTGGTGGCGTTTAACGCTCGCGCCTAATGATTTCACTCGGCATAGCACTCAATCGGTTGTTCGCCGGTCAAGCCGGTGGCACTGACGCGCCCGTGCTTCGTCGAGATGTTCTCCGCGAGGATGAAGGCTTCCTGTGGCAGGAAGACGGAACCTCAAAACTCGTCATTACACTTGGCACTTTCGATTACCTTCTAAGAGAGGACGCTGGCTTCCTCTTTCAGGAAGACCTCTCAAAACTCGCAATTCAATCTAACTGATTATGGCAGACTCAAAAATCACAGGACTCGCAGCTTTAACGACGGCTGATCCGGCAAATGATATGTTGCCGATCGTTGATGTGTCGGACAATTCAATGGCCGCGAGTGGTACGACCAAGCGAATCAGCATCAACAACATCCTCGCTTGTTCGCCATCCGCCACCCTCGCCTCCGCCACCATCAGCGGCGCACTTGACGCTGCTCGACTGAATGTGACTGGCGCAACCATTCCTGCGAATGGTGTGTATCTCGGATCTGCCAACAACCTGTCGTTCTCGGCTGCTTCTACTCTAGCCATGACCCTGAACTCCACGGGGCTGGGCGTGGGGGATGCACCTGCTGCGAATTCTCGACTGACCATCGGATCGACGAATGCAACCGGTTTCCAGTATGCATTGCGGACCACCGGAATCACGACTGGCCGTTCTCAGATTTATCTGAACAACACCAGTGGAGATTTGATTGCCGGTATCGAAGGATCTTCCGGCGGTTCATCAATTACCGGAAGCGCGGCTTATTCCGCATTCATTGGAACCTTCACCAACAATCCGTTTTATCTCGTGGCCAATTCGGCTATCCGAGCCACCATCGACTCCTCCGGCAACGTGGGCATAGGCGTTACGCCGGGTCAGAAATTGGATGTTTTCAGTTCCACTGGGTGCGTCGCTCGCATTCGTGGAGGAAGTGGATCAGGGCAAAGTGCCGCGTTTTATGTCAGCAACACTGCTGGAACATTTACGCTGGCCGCTTTCGGTGACGGTGCCAACATGATTGGCGGAACGGTTGATTCGTCAGCAATGGTCTATGCTGGAGCAAGTATTCCGCTGGTGTTTTATGTTAATTCTGCCGAGCGGATGCGTATCGACTCCTCCGGCAACTTGCTCGTCGGCGGTCTGACCACTGCCGGAACCACCGCTGCTAAGACTATCCAGATTGCCAACGGAACTGCTCCTACGGCTAACGTCACTGGCGGTCAACTCTACGTCGAAGCCGGTGCGCTAAAGTACCGTGGAAGCTCTGGCACCATCACCACAATCGCTAACGCCTAACCAATACCATGATTACCCTCTCTTGGATCATCGAACGCCTTCTCGTCCGCAAAGTCGAAGGCACCTACTCCGATGTCGTTATCACCGCCGATTGGCGATGCAACGGCTCGCAGGATCAATACAGCGGCACTTGCTACGGATCGACCTCATTCGCTCCGCCGAGTGGTTCGTTCACGCCTTACGAGGATCTGACCGAAGCGCAAGTCTTGGGCTGGTGCTTCAGCAATGGCGTCGATAAGACTTCCATCGAAGCGAACGTCACCGCGCAGATCGAGAACCAGATCAACCCGCCGATCATCGCTCCGCCGCTGCCGTGGTTGCCTCCTGTGATGATCGTGCCTCCGATGTTGCCGCAGGTGGAGCCGCCGCTCGTCAATGCGGAAACTCCTGTCGCCGCTGTTGACGAACAGCCGGTTGTTTCGGATGCTCCGGCGGCATGATTAAAATTGAACTGACACTCGAACAAACCAACACCCTGCTGCAACTCGTGGAAATCGGGATGAAGGCTGGCAACATCAACA